GTGATGTACTCGTCGCGCGCCACGTCCTCGCGCACCTGGCGCTCGGCATCCAGCGCCGAGCCCTCGCCGACCTTGACACCGGACGCCGCGATCGCCGCCAGCGTGCTGCCGTGCTGGCGCTCGCCGGCGCGCCGGATCGCCGCTGCATCGAGCCGCGCGTTGGATTCCTCCATGCCGGCTTGGGCCGCGGCTTCTGCCTTCGCCGCGCGGCCGCCGCCGGCCTGGCCGATGCCGCTCATGACGGCCGAGCCGGCGAGCATGATGGTCGTCGCGTCACACATGGGGGCGCCTCCAGATGAACTGCCGGAACTGGTAGCCGGGGCCGGTCAGCTCCTTGAACACCGTAAAGCCCAGCGCCTCGACGAACCGCACCATCTCGGCGTTGCGCGCGTGCACGAGGTTGGTCAGCACGGGGTATTCACTGCGCATGCGCTTGATGACGCGGCGCGCCAGCCAGCCCACGGCGCTGCGCTCGGCCTCCGACAGCACCTCGGTGGACAGCATCCACGGGATGCCGATCTCGTGGCCCGGCATCGGACGGCAGCCGAAGGTGAAGACCTGGCGGCCGCGCCACAGCCCTTCTTCCGACCAGCCTTCGAGCGCGCCCTCGATCAGCGACTGCTCGTCGGCGCCGGCCGCCTCTAGTTCCTCGCGATCGGCCGCGCGCAGGTGCGCCATGCAGTGCCACATCGCATCGATCGTCAGCGGTCGTGTCGTCAGCATCAGCCGTTCACCGTGTGTTTGCGCATCACCGCCAGCAGGTGCATCGGCAGCGCTTGGTCTTGAATCACCGTCAGCTCGGCCTCGCCGCGCGCCCATCCCAGCTTGGAGGTGCGCACCAGGCCCGTCAGCGGTTCCGGTGGCTGGTCGAGCACGTTCTGCCCGAAGTGGCGAAACGCGATCTCCTGCTCGTTGCCCTCGGCGTCGGCCACCTTGGCGCCGACGGTTTCGAGAAACCGCATCGTCATCTCGCCGGTGCGCGCGGCGTTGCCCTGTGCGGAGCCTTCGCCCGTGCCGAGTTCCGGCGTCAGCAGGGTGCCTTCGCTGCGGAAGTGCAGGCCGATGAGCGCGCGCTTGGCGGTGCGCGGCAGCGTCACGTTGTTGGAGCCGTCGACGGTGAGCGCGCCCATCTCGGAGCCGTCGGCCACCACGCGCACCGTCTTGCCGGCCAGGTGCGGCACGTTGAAGACAGATTGCCCCGCCGCGTTGTCGAACACCTTGCCGCAGTCGACGGTGCAGCCGTACACCACGCCATCGCTGTCGTCGGGGTGCAGGCGCTCCAGCGAGCTGTCGAAGCGCTCCAGATAGCGCACGCTCGAGCCGTTGATCGTTCGACGCACGATCGCCCACACCCACTCACGGTCCAGGTACGGCGCCGCCGCCACCCACTCGACGAAGCCATCGGTGCTGTGCACGGCCCAGCCGATCACGCTCGGGCTCTGGTCCCGATCGATCGTGCAGGACGCGAAGCCGCCATTGGTCAGCGCCGCCCACAGCATCAGCTCGGGCTCTTGCTGGTAGGCCAGCGCCGCGATGCCGCCGCCTTGCTTCGAGATGTGGTCGGCCAGCGCCGTGATGTCGGGCGCCGAGTAGCCGTCGAAGTCGTAGCGGTATCCCAGTGCGCGAATCTTGCGGCCGGCGCGCTGCACGAACATCACCTCGCGCCCGATCTGCACCGGCCGCACCTGCGCACTGCCGTGGTTGCTTTCCGGCACCACCCGCACGTTGGTCGGCGTGATCGGCTTTTCGACGCCGCCGCGCATGCTGTACTCGCCCGACTGCGTCAGCACGACGAGATCCTTGCCGGCCGACACGTAGACGATGGCGCTGGCCTCGTCGCTGTCGATGGTGAACGAGAACGCCTGATCGTCGACGGTGCCAAGCTCGAAGTCGAGCGGTTCGCCGATGCGCGAGCCCCACACAGTGCGCGGAAACTTGGTGGTGCCGGCTGCGATCAGCCGCTGCTGGTGGACGGTGCCCGTGCGCGGGTAGCCGAGCGCCGCCGTCCACACGAAATGCTCCAGCGACCATGACAGCGCCGGTGCAGCGGTGGTGCCGGCCAGTTCGCGCACGACGGTGCCATTGACGTTCAGCGCATCCGTGAAGGCGGTCAACCGCACCAGGCCGCCATTGACGCGCACCATGGCCGGCACGTCGGTCGAGCGGAAGCCGTTCGTCGACAGCGTGAGCGTGATCGCGGCGCCGATCGGGCCCGCAGCGCTGGGCGTGAGCGCGGCTTGCGGCGAGCCCTCCAGCGTCCACTGGCTGACCGGCACCGTGGTCGACGGGAAAACCCGCGTGATCTCGACCGTCACGACCGTGCTGCTGCTGAAGCCGGTAATCACCGCGATGCCGGAGTCGTACAGGATGCCGCGGCCGACATCGCCAGCCAGGAACACGGCGCCCGATGCGGTGGCCGTGCGCCCGGTGCCGACCGTGGCCGCGCTCAGCGTCAGGCTGACGGCCGGCAGGAACCCGACCTCGGCGAACGGCTTGGTCGTGAACGGCGCATCGCTGATCACCCACGTCCCAGAGCCCAAGCGCTGCAGCCGCTGGATCGGCACGCTGGCGTGAAACAGGTACATCGTCGACTCGGATTGCGCCCAGTCGACAGAGGCCAGCATCGCCGACGTGTATTGCGTCGTGAGCTGCACGCCCGCATAGGTGCCGTCCATGTTGTAGACGCGCACGGTGAGGTTGCCGAACTCCAGCATCCATGCCTGATCGCGGCCTTGAATGAACGGCACCAGGATCGACGCGCCGGCCGTGGCCGACAGTGCCGCGGCCACATACAGCGAACCATCGCGGCGCTTCAGGCCGCCGGTGATCACCGGGTGGCAGTTGCGCGCGCGCTTGAGTGCCTGCTGATAGCGATCAATGTCCGAGCGCCCGAGCACGCGCGGGCTGACCTCGCCGCCGGTGAAACTGGTCTGGTTGAGGGTGACGCGCGGCACATCAGCCCCGCTTCGTCGACCACGCGCTCGAACCGATGAACCGCGACGCGAGCAGCGGGTTGTCGCCCAACGTCTCCGGCGTGTCGTCCTGGCCGTCGACGCCGCGCGTCACGCGCAGCACGTCGCGCAGCACGGACTCGACGACCTGTTCCATCGTGGTCGACTGCGTGATCGGGTAGGCGAACAGCGCTTTCATGACCGAGGTCATGGCCCACACGAGGCCAGGGTCCCAACTGCCGACGTTGTCGTTCTTGAAGACGTAGCGCAGCAGCAGCGGGTTGTCGTCGCACAGCAGCTTGCGGCCCTCGATGCGGAACTCGCCCTCGGCGTCGCGCTCGCCGATCGACAGCACCTTCAGGAAGTCGGCCGGCAGCGTGAACTGATAGCCCCAGTCGAAGGCTGGCGCGGTGGCGTCGGGTGACAGCGTCACGCGCTTAATGGCGCAGTTCCACGGGTGCCGGCGCAGCACGTAGTCGCGCGCCGGCTCGAACAGGTTGGACGCCATTCGCGCGCGGTCGCTGCTGTCGTCGAACGAGCTGATCGGGTTGTCCCCGAGCAGCAGCAGCGCGTTGGAGCAGATCGAGACAGCGGTTTGCGGCATGCGTGACCCTCAATGAAAAACGGGGGGCCCTGTTGGGAGCCCCCCGCTCAAATGACCGCCAGGGAGACAGTCTGGCGGGTACTGCCGATCAGCTCGCGGCCGGCGCGATGTAGTGGATCTCGAACTCGGCTTGGATGTCGTCGGTCGGGTTGGCGGCGGCCAGCGTGGCGTACACGTCGACGTCGGCCGTCGTCACGTAGCCGTTGACCGCCGACGATTGCGCGCCGCCGTTGATGTCCTTGACACCGGCCGCGGCCACGTTGAGCGCCGCGGCCAAACCGTCGGCGTCGATCACGGTGCCGCCGCCGGCCGCGCGCGTGCCCACGTCCATCGTCACCGAGGCGCCGAACGCGCCGTGGTAGACCTTCGACGTGCGCAGGATGCGCGAGCCCTTGGGGATGACACCGATCAGGAACGTGTCGTTCTGCGCCCACGCAGCCGTTGCCGGCGTGGTGGCCACGAGAACCGACACCTTGCCGTGATCGTAGGGCGCGGCCTTGACCTTCGGCGACGCGGCCAGCGAAGTGATCTGGCGAGAGTTGAATTCAGCCATGATGGATTTCCTTCGTCAGTTGGCTGCCGCTTAGGCGTTGGTGAAGTCGATGGCAACGACCTTTTTCTCGTCCTGGCGCGTCGCGCCAAGCGAGAGCCAGCCGTAGACCTCGGTCGGGTGACCGCGCTTGTTCTTGTTCTGGTCGACGTCGGTGCGCACATCGATGCCGGTGCCGAACTGAATGCCCGACTTCGCCCACGCGACCGTCCGGCGATCGGTGCCGCCGCCGGCGCCCGCGTCGAGCTGTTCGTAGGGAATCCAGGTGTAGCCGAGCCAGTTCTCGGCGACTTGACCGGCTTGCAGCATCTTCGACGCCATGAAGTCGGCCGACGTCAGCGTGGTGTCGGCCAGGATCTGGCGCACCATCGTCGAGTTGTAGAGGATGAACAGCTCCTCGCCGTTCTGCGCGTCCGCCTCGTTCGAGCGGAACAGCGCCACCGACTGGAGGATCTTGGTCTTGGTGAAGCCGGTGCCACCCGCCAGGATGATCTGGCCCGACGGCAGCGCCGTGCTCGACACCGTGCCGCCTTCGGTCGTGCGGGTCAGCGAGCCATCGAGCATCGCCCGATAGATCGTCTTGTCCTTGCGACGGTTGGCGGCGGCAACCAGCAACTCGCTGTACTTGAAGGTCGGGTCGGCGACGAGCTTGGCCAGGTCGAAGCCATCGACCACCAGCGGGCCGATGTCGTAGTCGGCCATGTACGCGATCCGCGTCTCGTGGCTGACGTCTTGCGCTTGCTTGTCTTGGTAGCGGCCAGTGACTTCGCGCGCTTCGACGAGACCGAGGTTGTTGGTCGTGAAGCTGGAGCCCTGGATCATCCCGCGATCCATGACGCGGCCCTGCATGCGCGAGGTCTTCTGCTGCAGGGCGTGGATGAACGTGTCGTGAAACTGCTGCCGGAAGGCAGTGGTGATGGTCGGTGAGGTGGACATGATCCGTTTTCCTTGGAACGAATCGCCGCGGGTTGCGGGTGTCCTTTCGGGCCGCCGATCAGCGGGGCGCTGGGCGCTTGGCGTCTCGCTGGGCTATCCCCGGTATCCGGCTGCCACACCGGGCGGGTTGCGCGCAATGTGCGGCACCCCGCCCGCAGAAATCTCTGCGCTTCAGCCCTGCGGGAACTTCTTTGCGTAGAGCGCCTGCACCTTGGCCACGGTGGATGCGTGCTGCGGATCGGCGTTGTCGAAGTACGCCTTCGATCCCATCAGCGCTTCGAGCGTGTCGGTCTCGGCCGATGTCAACGCGCCCTGCACCGTCTGGTCCTCGTGCAGCTCCTTGCCGATCGACGCCATCAGGCGCAGGAAGTCGGGGTCGCTGCCGAACTTCGCGTCGACGCGCGCGTGCAGTTCCTTGTCGCTGCCGGCGAACGCATTCACCGCGCGATACGCATCGGCCAGGCCGCGGCCGTACTGATCGTCGGTCGGCCACGCTTTGCGCAGCTCGGGCTCGGCGAGCTCCGGGCGGTTGCGCATCGACTCGCGCTCGGCCAGTGCTTCGAGCACATAGGAGACCTGCGCGTTCGTCATGCCGCGCGCGTGCGCACCCTTCAGGAATCCCTGGTACAGCGGGTCGGCCTTGAGCGTTTCGAGCGACAGGCCCTCGGGCACGCTGGGCGCGTAGTCTTGCGGCGTCTTCGGCGGTGCATCACCGGCGCCGAGGCGCTGCTCGAGCGCGCTGTGGCCCTCGGCCCACTTCGCCATGCTGGCATCGTTGTCGATGCTGCCGTCGGCGGCCTTGACGTGGTACTTCGCCGGGATCGGCGAGGCAGGCGCAGCGGCCGGCGTTGGGGCAGGCGTAGGTGCAGCCGTGGCGCCCTTTGCCAGCAGCGAGGGTGCAGGGGCTGCAGGTGCTGCCGGCGGGGTCGGTGCCGGGCTCGGCGCTGCTGGTGCGCTGGCTGCTGGCGCGGGCGCTGCTGCGACGGGATCGGCGG